AGAGTTCAAATAGGCTTCCGATAACTCAAAAGTAGCCAAATTGGTACTATGGAATCCTGCCAAAGTTACAAATAAAAACTTGTACCCTAATTTACCAAGCTCGACTTGAAATTGATCACACTCTTCCTTGGATAAATATTTACGCCAATTAAAGCTTGGACTGCAATTGTACATGAGAGGCATCTCTGGAAATTTTTCATGAATAGCGTGTGCAAAAATTTTGGCCGCTTCTAAATTCGGTTTCGAAGTCTCAAACCAAAGCATATCTACATAAGGTGCATAAGAAAGTCCACGGCTAATACTCGCTTCCAACCCGCATTTGTATTTGTAATATCCTTCTTGCGTGCGCTCGTTGATAATAAATGGTTTATCAACAAGGTCAATATCACTTGTAATTAGTGATCCAGATTCTGCATCCGTACGAGCAATTAATACAGTTGGGACATCTGCGACATCGGCAGCTAATCGAGCTGCACTCAACATGCGAATCATTTGAGATGTGGGAATCAAAACTTTTCCGCCCAAGTGTCCGCATTTTTTCTCCGATGATAATTGATCTTCAAAATGGACACCTGCAGCACCCGCTTCAATCATGGCAAGCATTAATTCATACGCGTTCAATACACCTCCAAAACCTGCCTCGGCATCAGCAACAATGGGTAAATAATAGTCAATTTTTGTGCGACAACCTTCCAAAGTTTGTATTTGATCGGCGCGACGCAATGCATTGTTAATACTTTTGACTACTTTGGGAACAGAATCAACCGAATATAAACTTTGATCGGGGTAAACTTGCCCATTGGTATTTGCCGCAGCGGCCACTTGCCATCCGCTTACATAAATAGCTTCGATTCCAGCTTTTGCTTGTTGAACCGCTTGTTGTCCATTGTATGCGCCCAATGCAGGTAAAAATGGTTTTGATTGCAATAGAACCCGCAGTTTTTCCGCACCCATTTTAGCAAGTGTGTATTCGATTGTAACTGATCCACGCAACTTTTCTACAATTTCCAAATTATAGACTCTTTTTGTTGTCATTTTTTGTATATTTGTATGTAATTTTTTAGATTAACAATAGGGGAAAAATTGTGATAACCAACACTTTTTTGGCTTTATTTCAATATTCATTTGTAATAAATTTAAAGAGTTATCAATCAACATTTCAAATGCTTCCTTTTCAACATCAGACAGCGTTATCCATTGTGATTCTAAAATTGTGTCTAGAGATATTTGCAAAAGCTGTATAATGAATTTTGTATCCTTGTATTTTGATTGAATAGCATGTTCGTGATAAAAATTGGCCAAAGTATGAATAATGATTGGAATATCATTTGCATGTATTTTGTCTTGTTTTACAATCTTGTTGAGTTCATCCGATAACACTCCAACTGGAATATTTTGAACAAAATCGGTAAGAACTTTCTCCTCTTCTTTTAATAATTCATAAGAGGGAAGTTTATTCAAAATTTGATGTTGTATATCCATTTTTTATTAAAAATAATAAAAAAATGTCTGTATTTGTTTTTGATTTTGATCAAACCCTTATAATGGGTCATAGTGGAGGACAGCCGACTATTGACGATGAATATGAAACAGATGATTCCCTAATCATTAAACTGTGCGAAACACTAAAATCATTACTAGCCAACAATATTTCAATATACATAAACACAAGAGGCGTTGTTGAAGAGGTAATAAATTATTTGCGACATCGTTTTCACAAAGTTGGAGAAAATTTTAACAACCTCATAAAGGGTGTTTTTGGAGCAGAATACGAAGAACAAATTAGTAATCCTTATTCTACCACGCTTGAATTTTGGTATGCAAATAATATCGTATCTTCAAAATTAGAAATTGCTCCCATGAAAGATGCTTCTACTCGGGTATGGGCCTATCAAAAAGCTGCCTATTTGAATATAATTGCCGAACAAGAGCACCTCGACAAAGAATCTTTATATTTTTTCGATGATACGGAAATTAATATTGAGTATGCAAAATTATGTGGATATAATCACAGTTTTCTAATCAATAATGAATATTCTGGAAAGACTTGTTTTTTAGAACATACGCTAGAACTAGTACCCAAATTATTAAGCGGATTGCTCGTCAATGTCGGGGATGCTTGATAAATCAATATTGGGACCCTTCATCTTTCTCTTTGGTTTATTCTTTTGAAATTCCGATTGCTGAGCATTCATTAAACCAAACAAACTGGTACCTGTCTTGGTCATGATCATCTTGGCAACAATGAAAATAACCGCATTGAGAATAATCATTCCCAACAAACGAACTTCGACAGGCCATTTCTTGCTATCAGGTACATAGGATTTCTCACCAAGCTCAATTAAAAGTCGTTCGTATTGATTCATATTTAAAATTTGTTGTTGGGTAAATCCAGCCATATCAAACTTGAGCCAATATCCTAAAATATACTCCATCAACATGAATCCTGCAATCAAATAGTTTCGATAAGTATCGACATTACTGTCCAGCGAGACTCGACGTAGAGTATTTTCATAAGTTCTATTCATATTTTTATAATCTGAATGCATGTTAAATTCTGGAATATCTACATTTTTGTAGGATCTTTTTACCAGCTCAAATTTATACAATAACTCTCTCTTCAACTCATCTTCTTCTTCGATACTCTTTCCCCCAACCATATTGGGAATAGTTCTTTTTGTTTTTACTTCTCCCCTTTGCTCCAATTCAGAAAGTTTAGGTGGGTCACGCAAGATTTCCTTGAGCTTTTCTCGTACTTGGTTTTTCTTTATTGATTCTTCACGAGTAAGTCGAATGCTTTTTCTTGATTGCCCGGAATGAACGGACTCATTTTCATCATTGTTATAATTTGGCATTTTCATATTTTCACGCAAGTTACGGTTTCCACCAAATGGAGGAAATACAGGTAGTCCATTTTTAGATCTTTCATCCTCTTGGTCGTTTTCATCGTTTTCGTCATCCTCCACTAAACTTTCATTGTCGTCCATAAAATTTCTATCACGACCACGAGGAGGTGGAACACGAAAATCTCCCGCTTCATTTGCATCTTCTTCGTCATCTTCGTCTTCTTCCTGATCTACTAAATCTTCCTCGTCTTTTGTATCTTCTGCGTCTTTTGCATCTTCTTCATCTTCTGCATCTTCTGCATCTTCTGCATCTTCTGCATCTTCTGCATCTTCTGCATCTTCTGCATCTTCAATATCCTTAATATCTGAATCTTCGAAATCTTCGTCTCCATCTTCTTGATTATCAAGCTCAATTTCAATATTATCATCATCTTCATAATCGTTATCGTCATCATCTTGTTGATTAAAATTCTTAGGTCTTCTTGATTCACTAGTAACTGTTGCTACTTCATCAGGATCATATTCTTTATTGACAAGTGTTGGCTTAATTTTTTCCTTATTTTCAATAAGTTCCAAATACATCCTAGGCATTCGGGGAAATTCCATTGCTTTGGGAGGTTGATTTACAGTCTCATTTGGAACCTTGATTACATTAATTTTGGACTTGCTCATGTTTACATATTTTTCTTTTACTTTTAAATCAAAAAATTATAGACAAATTAGTTTCCGCTTTGAAACAACAAATTCTTTTTAGCAGGTAATAGACTTTCAAAATCATAAACTAGACTTTGAAAATCCGATTGAAGTTTGGTAAATTTCGAAATCAATAACAAATATTTGAGTAAAATTTTCCATTGGGTACAATGTAAATATAAGACCTTTATCATGGTTTTATGTTTTAAATGTATCATTTTATCGAGCTTTTCAGCCAACACCTTTTTCTGGTGCCCTCGGCGAACCGTTTCTTGAAAAGTTAAATCATCCGAATCATTAATTTTATCATTAAATTCAATATCATGAATGGTTTGATTTTCACCATTGACAATATTTATATATAATGAGTTGGCTTTATGTAACTGTTGTAAAATTTCCTGATAATATTCCCAAATACTACTCATTTTAGTTATTTCACCAGCTTGGCAGAAACCCTGATAATTTGGAATAAAACCAAAATACATTTTTTCTATTTTTGATTGTACATCCAGCATTAATTTTTCAATTTCATGACTCACAATATATATATTTTCATATAACCAATCAATATCAATAAACAAGTAAAATCCAAAATGATCCAAATTGGACATATTTTTAATCTGGAAACATATATCCCTTTCCTGCATCAGATAGTAACCATTGCATATAATATAGCGATACTTGTATTCTGGAAATCCACATAAAAATACATCATACAGTGTTTCCAAATTTTCATTGCAGTCTGATTCTTCCAAATAATAAAAATCAGATTTTTCCAAAGTTTGGGGGTTATCCAATGGAACTTGTATGTGGTGGTCTAAAACTTTGACAAAATAAATATGACCGTTTTTTCTAGATATTACTCGAACATAATTTATATACGATTCGTATACCCAATAATCGAGAATATCATGACTATTTTCCTTCAAAAAAGAATGTAGACGATATAAAGACATTTTATTTTGAAAGGATGTGTTTAAGTTAGTTTTATTTTTTTTAAATAAAAAGATGCAAATTACACAAGAAAATTTTGTACCTAGTGATTGGCTAATTTGGTCAATCGATGTTCACGACTTGAACAAATTCTATCATGATTTATCAGTTTTGCCAGCAACTCATTATGCCGTGATATATCGAGTTTTTGGTGAAGTACTAGGAAATTTTTTGGTAGACGATTTCAAATTATATCCAATTTCAAAAAACTTGATAAGAACATCTCCTGAATCAAAAGTTTTTGTTGGATCGTTAAGTGATGATATTAACAGGTTATTTGTTTATAATGTACAAAACCAAAAATTTTTTATTATTCGCGATAATCTTCAAGTTGAAGAGATTCCTGAAGATGTACCAATTAAAATATATGCAAGCACATTAATTAATATTCCAGATTACATTACTGATCGTGCCTCTTTGGAAATGTTTCAAGACCCCGTGATTGCATTTGATGGAACAACTTATCAAAGATCCTCTGCTCAAGCAATAATTGCAGGTCGTAGAAATTGTTACATACTCAATCAAAGACTAAAGAGACCTTTATATCCAAATCATGCCATTAAAAAAGCTGTACAATACACAAAACAAAAATATGTAGAAAAACAAGATAAGCTTCGATTGAAAGCACCTCGTAAGAGATTCCCTCTTCCAAATTTCATGTTAAATCGTGATGGGCAGCCATATAATGATCCCGTGGTTGCAAGTGATGGAAATACTTATCAGAGAGCTCAAGCAATGACGAAAAAATCTAGAGGACAATTACAAGGAGATTTGTTTCCAAATATTTATTTAAAAACCGCGATTAATGAATGGTTGGAAAAAGATGACCCAGATCTTTAACATCCGCGTGGAAAGAAAGGATTTACAATGTATCTATTATAATTCCGACTGCTTTCATTCTCCCATCACGAAATACTAATTTCATGTCTTTTTTTATATATTCAGGTTTATGTAAAAACCGCATCTTGACAATTGCTTTATCTCCAGTTCGTAATGTCATATCATTTTCACATGATGGATTTTCTTTGTTGACTGCTTGAATCGCTGCACTTTGACGCACCTGCGCAATATGTAAAAATGGTTGATATCCAATTTTTATCGTGGTATGATGGGACTGAAGTATATTAATTTTTGCCCAAAATTCTCGATAAGCATTACAAGATGTCCTTTCATCCAATAAAACGATTCCCTTTCGAAGCACTTTGCGATTTATATTTTTGAGTGCCACACAAACATAATTTCCTGCCAGTGCTTCTTTCACATCACGATGTTTAACATGAATACTTTTTACTCGAGTCATTATAAACTCACCATTACCAAAGGGTCCAATCCAAACATTATCATAAAGTTTGATTGTTCCTTGAGTCAACAAACCACAAACTACAGTACCATGGCCTGTGATATGAAAATGAGAATCAACCCATAATTCGATGGGCAAGTGAATTTTTTGAGAATACACATTTCGCAATGGTAAAAGGTTCAGAAATTCAAGCACAAGATCCAGATATGCGCTTGTTACATTAGACACTTGAAAAATTGGCACAATACTTTCACTGCGAATATTTTTTATTGCTGTATAGACATCTTCTTTCGTCCGAATACGATAGGGAATTTTTTGTATTTTCTTTCGAATCATTTGATTCATGGCTCTCATATTTTCTTTCAACACATTTTCAGGTGCGATATCGATCTTTGTTACCAATATAACAAAGGGTATTTGAAGCGCCATACACAAACTAATATGCTCGACCGTCATTGAACTAATCCCTTGATTTCCACCCACAATGACAAATGCATAATCAGGTAAACTACACGATAAGCCATAAATGGTTGTTCGTAAATATTTTTCATGTCCTGCCAAATCATAAAAAGTAACAATTTTAACACTTTCGTGAACAACAAGTGACCAATTTTTACGGTTGATGACAACTTTTCCTTCCTTGTCAAAACCTAAAATCTGATGACTTATGGAGCTCGTTCGACCAGAATCAATTTCGTGTTTAAAGTTGAACACGCGATTCCTAGCATCTCCGCGACCATTATCCGGTGATCCCGTGCATAAAACACCAACCAATGTACTTTTGCCAGAATCAACATTTCCAATGACACCAATTTTTAGATCCAAAAATACTTGTTTCAAATTCTTTCGAATGACAAATTCTGCACTTTTTTTTGCGGTGTCATTTTCATCGATAATTTCTCGAACAAGTTGTAAACAACAATCTAATCGTTCACATATGACCATTAAATTTTTCAACGATTCATTAAAATCTTTGTCATCAAGACCTTGAATTGTTCCATTGTCCATGACTCCCAAATAATAAAATGCTTCTCCAGAACCTTCATCAATTCGATATTGTAATTGTGTAATTTTTTTTTCGATTGATTCAGTATCTAAATTAATGAGTCTCCATTTATATTCAATGTTTCCATCATGCTTCTCTGGTGGTAAAATAAGCATTTTTATTTTATTTGACCAACATTTAAACTAATTTTTGCAAAAATTGAAGTATCAAGAATTCAAATAGTTGCGTAACAAATGATTTACTTATTTACAAAAGATTGGATCGGTACTGGAACATTGTTGTGTCTATATGAAAGATTAACTGATCTTGGATACTCAGTTAAAGTAGTTCGAAATATTGACAATATTGACAAGAACAATAATATAATTATTCCGATGGATTCTTGTACAAATTATTTGGTGTATGGAAATTGTGATGCTCAAAAGTATAAAATGCTTGATGATAAGATTGATTTTTATGACTATTTAAAATGGAATCAAGATTTGTTGGGATATATAAAACTTGTACCAACTTATAATAATCTTTATAATGGACCTAGTATAAAAAGAAAGTTTATTGTTAAAGATCGTAATGGTCACGGTTCTATTTATAATAAAATTGTAGTAGATTACTTGAATTCCCTAATTGCAAAATATCCAGATCATCAAATTCAAGATTTTATAGAGGCAGAGTTACTTATTGCTGTCGATGGATTTTGCAGACATGGTAAAATGGAGCAAATTTTTTATAGCACACAACAGTGTATTAAATCGTTTAATGATTATAAGAGTTTAGGATTTCCTATGACCTACACTAATACAATATCGGACAAAAATATTGGATATTTTTTATATAATTTATTGGAAAGATTAGATTACACTGGGTTTTTCCAATTCGAATTTATTCAAAAAGGACAAGATTTTTACATTTTGGAATGCAATCCGAGAATATCTGGACATGTATTAACCAAAAATTATTTTGATCTTGTCATTTCACCGTATATCAAAAATTCTAGCAATTCAGAACATGTTGTTGAAGGTAAGGATAACTTCCCACCATTAGTTCAAGAAATTCCAAGAATTATTAAAAAATTATTTTGTAATATATTTTCTTGCTCTTCCTAAAATTTTATGATTAAAAATTAATAATAAAATTATTGGTGAGAAAAAGTTTGTTGATGCATTATTTCCTCAGTAGGCTCAGGCTCGGGAGCTGTCTTGACTGATATTGATTTTGTACATAAATTGTGAGATACAAAAGTAATAGGATAGTATTTTCATTTTTTTAATAATGAAATTATTTTTAGATTCGACATCAATTTTATATTTGAAAAAAAAAACTTTTTTTCTAAATTATAGAGATGGGATTTATCGATACATATGTAAACGGGTGCATACCACCACTTAATAGTTTCAACTATTATAACAATTCTTCTTGTTCTATTGCGATTGGACAATATAAACTATTGTCTCAAGTCGTAGAAATTAAGCCTAACAATAGTATTGAAACTTATACTTTAGAATCAAAAGTTACCATTGAAACAATTGATCGAGGTATTATAAAAGTAACAATTAAAGATGTGTCCTCTTCTACCAAAGATCCTGCTGATTTATACATTGGTATTCTTGTAGGTAGCGTAGATTTACTAACAGGACAGGATGGTTATCAAGGAACTGCAATCATTAAAAATTGTGATACACTTGAATTTGCGGAACCAGGTTCGATTAAATTTCAAGGTCAAAAAACCACCGCTTTTTATCAACAAGGTCGATTAGTTCGAGTTTAAAATATTTATAATTTTTTTACCAATGAATAGAAACAAAAAAAAATATATTTGGACCACAAGAATATATATTTATCGTTTTTTTTGATAAAATCAAAAAAAATTTTTTAAACTATTAAAATTAATTTTCAAAAGTAAACAAGGGAAATAAAATATCCTCCCCAACACCCGTCGTCACTCATCAACAGATCATTCAATACTTAAAAACATGGAAAACTGCGTCAAGGATTAATCATTGGACCCCGTAGCAGTGGCTTGATATATATTACCAACCTCAAGTATGAAAATTCGCCAACTATCTGAACAAAAACACCCGTCATATCAGCTGGACGGAATTCAAACACCATCTGTTGAAAGTCAATACCGACCTAATTTAAAAATTATTTTGCAATATATTTTCTTGCTCTTCCTAAAATTTTATGATTAAAAATTAATAATAAAATTATTGGTGAGAAAAAGTTTGTTGATACGATAAAATTAAGCTGTAGTTTTCTTTGTGCGAGACTTGGAAGCCTTCTTCTTCTTTTCCTCAGTAGGCTCAGGCTCGACGACTTCCTCGACGACTGGTTCAGGCTCGGGTTCAGGCTCGGGAGCTTTAGGAGCTTCCTCGACAACAATGGAACCATCCTCGTCGCTGGAATCGTCCTCGTCTCCCTTCTCTACCTCCTCATCTTCCTCCTCGTCGTCATCATCCTCGTCGTCATCCGTTCCAAGAGAGTTGTAAATATTAACCTCAACGGGCTTTCCGACGGAAGTTAGGCTAGAAGAGAAAGTGTTTCCACCCTCGGTAATCTTGTATGCGTTGGGGCGAAGAAGGCCGCGAATACTGTTGTCAATCTTGCGAACGACAACCTCATAAAGCTTGACCTGGAGTGAAATCTTGTTACCGATAAAGATACTCTCAAACTTGATGGCGGCAGTTACATTGCAAGGCTTGTTGAGAATTGAGAAGGGGTCAATCTCCTTGTTCGTCTCCTCGTCAACAAAAATAGTGTTGATCTTGTTACTCTTCTTGTTAAGAAGCACTTTTGTGTAGAGCATAGGGCCCTTACCCTCTACAGGCTTTCCCTTGTCCATCTTCCAGAACAAAGGGTTGAATTTCTTCAAATCCGACGCATCTAGGTCATACTTTTCAATATCCTCCTTATGGCTCAACAGATACTGTTTGCAGTGATCAGTTACTGCTGTGAAGACCTCGGTAAAATTCTTCTCCGTCTCAGATGGTCCGTTTCTACCCCAAAGGCAAAGGGGAAGTACATAACCATTAAGCTTGTTGGTAGCCAAGTCCCTTGACTCTTGAAGTCCAAAGGAATGAATCTTGTCGGGAGTTGAAAAGATGAGGTCTCCAATACTGCCATCCTTGTTCTTGCAAGCAATACGAAGTCTTTTAAAGTTGATCTTTTGTCCTGGAATGTTTCCAATCTCAGGCTTAGAAAAGATGATGTTCTCGGGTTTAAAGTTGTAGTCAGAAAGTTGATTTTGGCTCATTTCTATCTTTTGATAGTTTCTTTTTTTGATTAGAAAAAGTAATTTTTTAAATGAATCAATTTTTAAATTTACCTAATATAAAAAAAAATGTCTAAAAGGAACATATTCGAATTAGCGAATAAAAAACCAATTAAGAACGATGAAAACAGTGACAGTAAAGAATACAGTGATAGTAGTGAAAACAGTGAATCTTTAGGTACAATGATGTCAAATGGTCTATTAGGTTTTAAAATAGACAATCAAATTAAAACTCCCCCAAATCAATCATCAATAAAATCAAGTTTACCAAAAAACCCTAATTTGCAACCGACGTCTAATGGATTACCATCATTTAAACTAGATTATAGAAAAAAAACACAGGATGATCAATGTGAAAATTCTGATTTTCAAGGATTATTAGCACTAAATCAAAGAGTAAATCGTTTAGAAAACCAAGTTAATCGTGTTGGATTTCAATGTTATGATAATAATGCAGAAATTATTGTAGGGAAAGACAGTACTCATATTCAGGAAAATACAGTGTTTTTCTCTAGTGCAACTGGTGGAAATATATTAAATGTTAATTCAATTATTTCTTCTCCAGATAATGAAGGTGTTCTTATAGATAATTTAATTGTTTCTGGTACATCAAATTTTAATCAAGTATTTATAAATGATTTGTTTGTAACCAATCAAATTATTGTTACATCAATTGAGACAGAATTAAATGTAACAAACGGAACTTTTGATACATTGAGGGTTATAGATCAATTAATTGTTACAGGAATATCATCTTTTGACGGTCCTGTAACGATGAATAATAATCTTACTATAAACGGTGCTTCAATAATTTCCGGATCATCAACTTTTAATGGCCCTGTAACGATGAATAATAATTTAAATGTGAGTGGGTCATCATCATTTAATGGTCCTGTAACGATGAATAACAACTTGAATGTTACGGGTTCTGAAACAGTGAATGGACCATCTACATTTTTTGGACCTGTAAAATTAAATAATAGTTTGAATGTTACGGGACCTTCTACATTCTTTGGACCTTTACAATTAAATAATAGTTTGAATGTCACAGGACTTGCTACTTTAAGTACTCTTAATGTTACTGGAGCATCGACTTTTGGAGGTGCTGTCGTTGTAAATAATAGTTTGAATGTCACAGGACTTGCTACAGTAAGTACTTTGAATGTTACTGGAGCATCAACTTTTGGTGGAGCTGTCGTTGTAAATAATAGTTTGAATGTCACAGGACTTGCTACAGTAAGTACTTTGAATGTTACTGGAGCATCAACTTTTGGTGGTGCTGTCGTTGTAAATAATAGTTTGAATGTCACAGGACTTGCTACAGTAAGTACTTTGAATGTTACTGGAGCATCAACTTTTAGTGGTGCTGTCGTTGTAAATAATAGTTTGAATGCTGGTGCTGAGGTTATTGTAGGGGCTGAGCCAGAGGCCACGGTGATTACACCAACGTCCGTTTCCACACAAAATATAATTTTGACAAATCCCTCTGATAATAACGAGAGCATTACGCTTAATTACGAGAATGAATTCTCGGATCTTCAGTCACAGGCCTATCAACTAATTACAATGATGACTACGTTTGGAAATAGTCCTTATATGCAACCTCTGAACGCCGCGTATGAAACATTTATTTCCAGCATCCAATCAAAATATGGCCATTCCTTAATAGACCTTCCATGGGTTTACAATCAAGGGAACATCTCTCCATCGCTCATATTTTTCCAGCCCAATTTGACGAATGAAACTCCTTATCTATGGATATTTTTCAACTCGCTTTTTTTCACACAAAGCATCTATAACTCATGGTATTCTCTGACTTCTTTATCGGTCGCCCCTTATAATAATTACACCGTTCCTACAATTACTTCTACGGTTTCCAATACTGTAAGTGGTGGTACTCCTCAGGTTTTCAACAT